ACAGTCGGCCATCTCATTGGTCAAGAAGGCGGCAAAGGTTGCCAATGATTTAGGCTCTTTGGCTCCGATGATTGCAAAATTGTTCGATGCCAAGAGCGTAGCGACTAAGGCGATGCTTCAAGCAAAGAGGTCTAAAAATAAATCGAACATGGGGACGGCGCTCCAGATTGAGATGGCTTTGGATCAAGCCAAAGTCTTTGAAGAAGAGCTAAAACTGCTCTTCATGCAGACAGGCAAGATAGATGTGTGGCAGAAGATCAAAGCCCGTCAGGCTGAAATGGACAGAGACGATGCCAAAGAGATAGGCGCGCTGAAAGCCGAAGAAAAAAAGGCCAAACAGAAACAAGAAGAAATAACCGAGATTGCTTTGGTCATAGCTATTGTGTTCTTCCTAATGTTCTTTGCTTTTGTCGGTGTAAACGAACTCATAAACTTTTGCCAAAAAACAAGAGGGTGTGCTTAATGTGTTTGGTTTGCTTAAATGGTTTGACGTTGGCGATGACTGGAAACTCGGCATTGATCGTTTCATCAGGTGCTGCGCTGCCGTTCTTGCAATCAATTGGTTGCTAGACTTACTTTATATTTTGCCATCCAATGAATCCAAGAAGATCATCGACTTTCTAATTTCTAAAAACCCTTTGTAGGAAGATTAAATATGGACTGGTTAAAACAAATCGCACCGACAATCGCTACGGCACTCGGTGGCCCACTGGCTGGCATGGCGGTGTCTGCCATTTCCAAAGCAATCGGCGTTGATCCTGAGAAGGTTGGCGACTTAATCTCCAGCAACAAATTAACAGCAGACCAGATTGCTCAGGTCAAGATTGCCGAGATTGAATTGCAGAAGCAAGCGCAGGAGCTTGGTCTTAATTTTGAAAAGCTGGAAGTTGAGGACAGGAAGTCTGCACGGGATATGCAGTCCAAGACCCGCAGCCTGATGCCGCCAATACTTGCGGGCACAGTCACAATCGGTTTTTTTGGCATCATGGTGATGATGTTCATTGGCAAAGTGGACAGCAGCAACCCTGCCATCCTGATGATGTTGGGAAGCCTCGGCACGGCCTGGACGGGCATCATTGCATACTATTTTGGCTCATCCGCTGGCTCTCAGGCCAAGACGGACTTGTTGAGTAAAAAATGAATCTCACAGAACACTTCACGCTGGAAGAACTGACTGCTACCAGCCATCGTCAGTTTGACAACACGCCAAACGACTCAGAGTTGGCAAACCTTTTGCGTCTGGCCAAATTCTTGGAGCAGGTAAAGGCGGCGCTGGACGGCAAGCCGGTCATGGTGAACTCTGGGTTCAGGTCAAAGCAGGTTAACGACAGCGTAGGCTCCAAAGACACGAGCCAGCACCGTATTGGTTGTGCAGCAGATGTCCGCGTCCCCGGAATGACTCCTGATGCTGTGGTACGTGCAGTCATTGCTGCGGGTTTGCCGTTTGACCAAATCATCCGTGAGTTTGACGCTTGGACACATATCAGCGTGACGAACACTCCAGCCGGAACCCCCCGTAGGCAAGCGCTTATCATTGACAAAACGGGGGTTAGAGCGTATGCTTAATGCGTACCCAAATGCGCCCTACTGGATTAAGCTATGAGTGTCTTACGCTTGGCCTTCAAGGGTCTTCCAAATGTATACGTACATGGTGTTGTCTCCGTTTAAGGTAGGTCATTATGCCATTACAGAAGGTGCTTTTCAAGCCGGGGGTAAATAAAGAAAATACCCGCTACACCACCGAAGGCGGTTGGTATGAGGCCGACAAGGTGCGGTTTCGCCAAGGCAATCCAGAAGTTATTGGTGGTTGGAGTCGTCTTTCTTCTAGTACATTTTTAGGCATTTGTAGATCTTTGTGGAATTGGGTCTTGCTTGATGGCAGAAACGTCATTGGTGTTGGCACAAACTTAAAGTTTTACCTTGAGAACGGCGGTGCGTATTACGACATCACGCCCCTTCGTGAAACTTCAACAATTAACAACAACCCGTTTGTAGCTACAAATGGCTCTGCCACAATCACAGTAACAGACACAAGTCATGGCGCAATTACGGGTGACTTTGTTACGTTTTCTGGAGCTACGGGACTGGGTGGAAACATTACCGCTGCGGTGTTAAACGCGGAGTATCAAGTTACGGTTGTAACCGCCAACTCATACACATTTACAGCCTCGGCCACAGCCAATGCAACGGATGCCTCTGGTTCACCCGGCGGCGGTGCTTCCGTCGTAGCCGCATATCAGATCAATGTTGGCCCTGCGGTTCAAATCCCGTTGGTCGGTTGGGGTGCGGGGGGCTGGGGACTAGGAACTTGGGGCAATGGTTTAGCTACTGCTCTTGCGCTACGGTTATGGAGTCAAAAAAATTACGGCGAAGATTTAATTTTTGCGCCGCGTAACGGGGGTCTTTATTATTGGGAAGCGCCTACATTAACAGCCCGTGGCGTACTTCTTAACACCCTTGGCGGTAGTGTATCTTTTACCAGTGCTTCCCCAACTGTGGTGACATCGACCATACTTTATACCGAGGGCGCAGCCCTTCAATTTGCAGCCACTACATCTTTACCCACGGGCATCAGTGCGGCAACTACGTACTATGTGTTCCAAGTTAACGGCTTGACCTTTAACCTGCTGGATGGTGCTGGTGCAATAGTCAACACCTCTAGTACGGGCACGGGTGTGTACATCTCTTTAATCGTGGATGTGCCTACAACGCTAAATGCTTTCACTGTATCTGACACATCTCGTTTTGTCTTGACTTTCGGTTGCAACGACTACGGCTCGGCCACACTAGACCCTATGTTGATTCGCTGGTCAGCGCAGGATGATCTTTACAACTGGACACCTGACCCTACAAATCAAGCGGGGTTTATACGTATTTCTAGCGGCTCAGAGATCGTTACAACAATTCAAACTCGCCAAGAAATTTTGGTGTTTACCGACTCGGCTGTGTATTCACTTCAATACCTTGGCCCCCCTTACGTCTGGGCACCGCAGTTACTTGGTGACAACATCTCTATTTATGGCCCCAATGCGGTAGTTATAGCTTCTGGTGTTGTGTACTGGATGGGTATAGACAAGTTCTACGCCTACGATGGCCGGGTGAACACGTTGCCTTGTGCCTTACTTCGGTTTATTTTTACCGATATTAATAGCGATCAAAACTTGCAAGTGTTTGCGGGAACAAACGAGGGCTTCAATGAGGTCTGGTGGTTCTATTGCTCAGCCAATACGTCGGCTGTTGACAAGTACGTTATCTATAACTACGTTGAAAAAATCTGGTACTACGGCACGATGGCGCGAACAGCATGGCTTGATTCAGGATTGCGTGATTTTCCTTTAGCCACAACGTACACACTTAACATTGTTGAGCACGAAAACGGATTAAACGATAACGAAACTGGTACAGCAACGGCTTTGGACGCTTACATATCTTCGTCTGAGTTTGACATTGGCGACGGTCATAACTTTGGGTTTGTGTGGCGCGTCTTGCCGGACTTAACCTTTGGTGATTCTGCAAACACTCCTGCTGGCGCTGTGCCGTCGGTGTCAATGACTCTACAGGGACTGGCTAACTCAGGCTCTGGGGTTACAAGTACAGCTTCGCAGCCCGTGGCTAAAAGTAGCACCTACGTCATTACAGAACAGTTTACAGGGCAGATATTTACACGCATGCGCGGCCGCCAGATGATCTTTAAGATTAGCTCCAACCAAGTTAATACAACATGGCAGTTGGGCGCACCCCGTATTGACATTAGAGCGGACGGTAGACGCTAATGGCTGAACTAAGCGCAACCCCTCCAAGTCTGCCTCTGCCCCCTGACGAGTACGACAGGCGTTACTTCGATCAACTGACCAATATTTTACGTCTGTACTTTAATCAGTTAAATAACCCCGGCGACATGGGCGGGGCAACGCTTAATCTAGACCTTGAGACACTGCCGACTGAGGCGGACTTGCCGACTTTGAGGCTTGGTGATGTCTACAGAGACACGCAAGATGGTGTGCAGGCAACAAGCCAAATGCTTCGCATAAAGACCTCAACATGATATTATCGACCAACCCACATTTTGAGAGGCAGATATGAGCCTTGCTGTACTAGCCGATCACATGGCATCTAAGGGTCGCGGCCCTGACTCGATGCTCATCCACATGTCCCCACGTGAAGTGCAGGGGCTACAAGCGTTGGCCGTAAAAAATGGTGGCTCACTGACTGTCAACCCTAATACGGGTCTTCCTGAAGCTGGCTTCTTGGACAAGCTGCTCCCAGCAATCATTGGCGGCGGCATTAGCTATTTCTCAGGCGGCTCGATTGACCCAATAACCGCCGCTGCTATGGTTGGCGGTGTGGAAACTGTACGTACAGGTGATTTGGGTAAGGGTATTAGCGCAGGTCTTGGTGCTTACGGCGGGGCTGGATTGGCTGCTGGATTTGCTGGTGCGGGGACGGGCGCGTTGTCCTTAGAAGCAGGCAACGCTGCTTTATCTCAAGCGGGGCTTACAGGAGAGGCTGCGGTTACTTTACAAGCAGATCAAGTTGCTTCACAAGCAATAGGCGATAGGCTGGCATCCGCAACTCCGTTTGACAAACTTTCAGCAGGCGCAAAAGCAGTTACATCTAGCCCCAGCGCTCTTGGTAGTTTTGCTAAAGACAATTTCAAATACTTAGCCCTAGGTGCTGCTCCTATTCTTGCAGACCAAGCAATTAAGTCCAATATGCCGACGACAACAACTAGTCCCGGTCAGATGCGCACGTTCTCATACGACCCCTACGGCCAGCGTTACACGCCTACAGGTAACTACCAAGTGCCTAGAAAAGCAGAAGAAAAAGAAGAGACGGCAGCAGATGGCGGCTTGATGGGTATGGATAACGGCGGCTACAGCCCCGGCCAATTAAATTTTGCTGAACGCAGTGAACCTGTTGTTCGCATGGCTGCTGGTGGTACAGGAGGACTAGACTATCAGACGCTTGTATCGTCGCTGCAAAACTCCCCGCTAACAGCAGAACAACGAGCTGCCCCAAGCCCTCAGTATCAGGCAACGATAGATTATTCTTCACCATCTGTCAGTGATGACATGGTGCAACGAGCTTATCAAGACGTATGGGGTCGCGCAGCAGCACCTTGGGAGGTAGAGGCTTGGCAAGGTGTTGCGGGTGATGCTACGGAAACTGCTCTTTCAAAGGCCCCTATACAAGCGCAAGTGGGTGATATATACCGCAACGTACTGGGTCGTGATGCAGATCCGGGTGGCCTTGAAAATTACACAAACCAAATAGCAG